GACAAAGAGGATTAGGGCTTTGCAGGGCGGAACAGGAGCGAGCAAGACAATTTCAGCTCTTTTATATTTTATAACTTTGGCTCAAAGCGATAAAAAACCGACTTTAACCAGCATTGTTTCCGAGTCGGTGCCACACTTACGCAAAGGGTGTATCCGTGATTTTCAAAAAATAATGAAAGAACACAATTATTGGCAAGTAGACAGGTGGAGGGAAAGCAACAAGGAATATGAATTTGAAACAGGGAGCATAATTGAATTTTTTGGAGCCGACCAATCTGAAAAACTGCGAGGGGGAAGACGAGACCGGTTATTCATAAATGAATGCAATAATGTGTCTTTTATGGCTTTTGAAGAATTGGAAGTCCGAACCAAAGAGCTGGTTATTCTTGACTGGAACCCCACTAATGAATTTTGGTTTTATACCGAATTGAAAGGGAAACGAGATGATGTAGAGCATATAATTTTGACCTATAAAGACAATGAAGCCTTAGACAAAGATATTATCGCCTCTATTGAGCAGAGAAAAAATAGGAAGGGCTGGTGGCAAGTTTATGGGCTGGGGCAGTTGGGCGAAGTGGATGGCAAGATTTACAAGGACTGGCAGATTATTGACAAGATACCGCACGAGGCAAGGCTGGAACGATATGGATTGGACTTTGGCTATACCAATGACCCCACAGCGATTGTGGCAGTTTATTATTACAATGGCGGCTGGATTTTAGATGAAAAAGTTTATAAGAGAGGAATGAGCAATAAAGAAATCGCCGATACATTGAAGACCTTACCGGAGAAATTGATAATCGCCGACAGCGCCGAACCCAAAAGCATAGATGAGATACGAAGTTATGGCCTTAATGTAATGCCGGCCGAAAAAGGCAAGGATAGCGTTAGAAACGGAATACAGTTAATCCAAGACCAGTCCATCAGTATTACCAAGCAAAGCGTGAATGGAATTAAGGAGTATAGAAATTATTTGTGGATTACGGATAAAAATGGTAAGATATTAAATGAACCGGAAGGGGGCAATGATCATTTTTTAGATGCGACCAGATACGCTTTATCCACGCTTGGCCGACTTAAACAAGAACAGAATTATTGGGATAGAATATATAAAGATGAGTTGTCGGCTCAATCTTCCGAATTAAAATTTAATAAAGGACGATGACATATAACGAGGGCGATTGTTTCTTTTGTGGCGAACCGGTTTATTCTTCCGAAGGGCAATTAAGAAAATTTTTAATAAAAAACGGCAAAGAGTTTCCAACTCATAAAAAATGCCGAAAAAATAAAAAAAATGGATATATACGCAAATAAAGAGAATGTTCCTTATATCAATGCCAACGAGAGATTTTATATTCCCAAGAAAAGTATGGAAACAAAAGTGGACGAGTTGGCAAGCAAAGTGGCGGGTTTCAAAGTTTTTGCCAGCGACCCCCGTTTATTAAAACTTGTGGTAAAATGGAAAAAAGGCAAACCACAGGACAGTATGATGCCGGACAATTTCCTTAATGATCCCCAAAAAGTCCAAGAATTAAAAGAAGCATTATCAGGTAATTTATAAAAATGTCTATAAAAATTTTTTGTGATAGTTGCGGTAAGGAGCCAAACAACCCCGAATTTATGTTTGAAGCCCAAGTTAAGGAAATAATAAAAACGATTGAAATGGGAAGTAAAGACTTCAATCCCCGCCCCCAATTAAAAACCACTATGTTGCAATTATGCAAAGAGTGCTATAATGATAAGGTAAAGCCACTGCTTAAAAATGAAAAAGAAAACAAAAAAAGTTTCCAATAAAAAGAAAACAGATTATTTTCAAAGCAACTATACGGCAGTTTTGACAATGGACGGAAAGAGTTATCAAGGCGAAGGAGCGACTATTTTTGACGCAATGACTAACATCCCGCTGGATTATACGCAAATTAAAATAAAAGGAATTTTAGAAATCGCCAAAGGGAAATTGAAGACCAGCAAACTATTTTACTTGAAACCATTAAAAAGGATTTTTGCCAACAAATTGACCCGTCAAATGTGGGCGAAAAATCTTTTAAAATTATTGGAAAGTGAAGCCGCCCCAATGAGTAAGTGAAGCACAAAGACATTTACGATTTTATTCAAAAAGGAGAATCGGCTTATCAGAAGCCTATTAACCTTGAAGACGGATGGGATTGGTCAATGAAAGAACATCTGCGACTTTCTTTTCTTTATCTTAACTCTCAATTTGCCGAAAAGAACGAAAACAGGGAATTGCGACCGAACAAAAATATAATCTTGCCGATGCTTAACATCCAATATCGCACAGAAGGATTTGATGTTAAAGACATAGAACTCTATGTCTTTAATGCGGACTTTTTTTATAAATCATTCTTAGTCAAAAAATATCACGAAAAATGGGCGTTAGAAAATTTCATTGACACTTTTATAGACGATATTGTGGAAAGTTATGTAACTTACGGGGGAGTATTGGTTCGGGACACAGACGAAAACCGGCCGGAAGTCATTGATTTAAGAACTCTTGCTTTCTGCAATCAGACCAATATCCTAGAATATCCTTTCGCCATTAAACATTCTTTTTCGCCCGCCAAGTTGAGAAAAATGGAAAGCTGGGGCCAAGATGAGGCCGGGGCGACTATTGATATTGAAACTCTTATCACCCTTGTTTCCAAAGAAGACAAAGACACGATAGATATTTACGAAATTCACGGCACGCTCCCCAGCGAATGGCTGGGCAAAAAAAAGAAAGACAAAGACGGAAAAGATGTCCAGCAAATCCAAGTGGTGGCTTTTTACAAGAATGACAAAGACGAAAATGTCGGCGTTACGCTTTTTAGGCACAAAGAGCCAAAACTTCCTTTTAAGTTTTTAAGCCGAGATAAAGTTTCTAACCGAGCTTTAGGGCGGGGCGGAGTGGAAGAATTGTTTGATGCTCAAATCTGGACGAATTACAGCGAAATCCAAATAATGGAAATGTTGGAATTGGCCTCTAAAATTTTTTATAAAACCACTGATCCCGGTTTCAAAACTCGCAACAATTTATCCAATAAAAAAACAGGCGAAGTTTTTACTTTGCAGGAGGGCAAGGATATTTCTCCATTGGATACTGCTCCAAGAAGTATGGTTATGTTTAATAATGCCCTAGACCGATGGGAACAGCACGCCCAGCGAATAGGAGCGGCCAGCGAGGGAATGTTGGGCGAAACTCCGGCATCTGGCACTCCTTTCAAACTTTTTGAAGCCCAGAACATAGAAGCCAAGAGTATGCACAAGTATCGTCAAGGCAAGATAGCGGTATTTATGGATGAGATATATCGGGACTGGATTTTGACCCACATTAAAAATGAGATATTAAACGAGCAAGACTTCTTATCCGAACTTTCCGCCGATGAAATGCAGAATGTAATGGAAGCGGTTGTCAGCCGAAAAGCGTTTGAATTCCAAAAAGAAAAAGTTTTAAATGGAGAAATGATACAGGAGGGAGAAGTGGAACAAAGGAAAGAAAGTGTTAAAACTCAATTTTTGAAAGGCGGGAATAAAAAGTTTATCAAAATCTTAAAAGACGAAATGAAAGATGTTAAATTGGATGTGATGACAAACATCGCCGGCAAACAAAAAAATCTTGCCTTGATGACGGACAAACTTGTAAATGTTCTAAGGCAATTTATTTCCACTCCTCAATTAAGGCAAGACCCCGAAATGATAAAAATTCTAAATGTGATTTTAGAAAGTAGCGGGATGTCACCGATAATGTTTGGAGCTTCGCCGGTAGCTCTTCCACAAGGCGGAAGCACCGAGCCATTAAAAGCGTTAGCCAAAGAACCGGCATTGGTATAAAAATATGCTTAATGATTTAAAAAAAGACAAATTGCAGATTATACTTCACGATGAATTGCTTTTATCGGCTATTGAAGAGGTTTTTGAGGAAGCCGTAAAACAATCCATACCGGAAGTAAAACCGACAGACGACAATTCTCTGTTGGGGGAAAAATATCGGGCTTATGAATTGAGCCGACAAATCATCAGACAAGGATTTATAGATTTGAATTCTTATAAAATTGACAAGAAAGAAAATAAACCCTTTAATAAAGCGAGATGATTATTGACTTGATAAAAATTATGATATAATAAATAAAATATCTTTGGTTGCCGGATGAGTGTTTGAGAAAGAGCTTGGCGGCTTCACTCAAACATTCGTTCGGCAACCTTGAAGCCGCCAATTATTAAGGTCGGTTTTTTTATTAGCAACAAAAAAATAAAAATAGAAAAAATTATATTAGCGACACTACTGGTTATTCTGGGTTTTATGGTTTCTGGCTCGTTTTTGAAATATACGTTTTTGAAATATACGATTAAGTCTCAACCAACGGTGTTAAAAGGAGCACCGTCTGGAACAATGACGATTGTCGCTTCTTCTACCAAAAAAATAATAGTGGGGCCGGGCAATGCCACAACCTTATTTAGTGTGAATTCATCTTGCACTTCAAGAAAGATAACCACTTATGCCAATCCGATTATGCTTACTTTTGCCACCAGCACGGATTTAGACCAGACAGTTGAGCCAACGGGAAGTTTCGGTCATTTGCAGGCCGCCAGCACAACAGTTGATTACGATAGCGGGACAAACGGATGCGGAGTATGGCAAGCGTTTGGTTTTGGAGCAAGCACCACAATTTCCATTTCGGAATTTGAGGGATTTAGATAGGATTATTAGTTAAATTTTAAAATATGTCGTTAAAAAAATATAGAAGAGAGAAATTGGGCGAAAAATTTGAAAGAAAATCGGAAGAGAAATTAGAAGAGAAATTAAAAGCAAAGGTCGGTAAAAAAACAAAAAAACAAAATGAATAAAATTATAGGATTTATAGCGGTTGTGGCTCTCTTGGTGGGAGTTACGGCATTTGTCAAAAATGGACAAGTCGGTGAAAGGGGTCCGCAAGGTGTTCAAGGTGTTCAAGGTTCGCAAGGGATTAAAGGAGATAAAGGCGACAGGGGTGTTCAAGGTGAAAGGGGACTTCAAGGAGTAAAAGGTGATAGAGGAGCAACAGGAGCGGTTGGTTTGCCCGAAAGATTAGGAGCGGTTTCTGGCCCCAATGTTGACTTCCATATGTTTTTAGGTGGAGGATTTACTGCGGGCGGAAGAATGGCGACCACATCAACGGCGGCCACATATACCACTATCCAAAAGGATTTCGCTGGATTACCGACATATCTTGATTGGACGCCCAATGTGAATACGACAATAACCCTAAATGCCACTTCCACGCACGGATATGTTCCGAATGTGGGAGATGTAGCGACTGTTTATCTTCGTAATGCTTCTTCAACGGCCGCATCCACCATTACTTTGGCGGCGGAAAACGCTAGTGTGGATTTACAGATGTCCGAAGCCACTGGCGGAGATCTAATCTTAAACGGGTTAGATTGGGCTAAGTTGACTTTTATTCGTGAAGCGGTGTACACAACGACAGTAATTTTTGACGAGTTCACCGAAGCGGATTAAGTTTCGGGGTTATAATTCCCCTCAAAAATTATCAAAGCGGTTATAGTTCCGCATAAATAAAATTATCAATTAAGTTATCACTCTTTAAAAAAGTGAATAACATATATCATTTTATGGACAACGCAAATGAAATTAACATTGAGGAAAAAGATTTAACGGAAGTGGACTTCACTCCCGAAGAATTAGACGCCGACGATGTTGACTGGAAGGCAAAAGCTCAAGAGTTGAAAGGCATAGCGAAACGCCGGGCAACTCAATTAGGCAAGGTGAAAGCCAAAATCGGGGATTATGAAAAACAAATCGCCGACTTAAAGCCGAAAGAAGTTCCGCCACAGGATAAAAACACGCAGTCAAACGAACCTGATTACGCCAGATTAGCGTTCTTGGAGCAGAGAGGCGTCAAACATCCTGACGACATAAAAATCGTTCAAGATGAAGCCAATCGTTTGAAACTTCCTTTAACTGATGTGCTTGGTATGGAACACATAAAAAGCCGTCTGGAAGCGAATAACGATGACCGAACCGCAAAAGCGGGTATGCCCAAAGGCGGAGGAAAAGCCGGAGGGACAGTCCAAGATGTGGACTATTGGTTAGCCAAAGGGGAAACCCCGACAGGCAACCAAGAACTCGCCGAAAAAGTGATTGAAGCTCGTCTGCAAAGAGAAAAAACCGGAAACAAGTTTTCCGATGAGCTATATTAGGCGACAGAGGTTGAAGTTTGGCTTGGATAATTAAATTAAACCAAAATGGCCAATGTAATAGTTTTTAATAAACACGATTACGTAACAAGGTTGCGAGCCAGAATAAACAAGCCGACTTGTTGGGACAAAGTTCTCAATGTCAAATACAGCGATGTAAGGACTATTGTGAATGGAGCCGTAACAACGGAGGCGACTGTTCAGACTGGCACAAGAGGAACAGCTTACGGCTATTCTGATTTCACTATTACCGCCGACACGCTTACCATCAATAATTATAGGGTTATCCCCATATTTATTGACGAAGCGGACAGGTATCAGCAAAGTTATGCGAACCAAATGTCTATCGCTGACTTTCAGGGTAAGAAGATTTCCGAATACTTGGAAAGCCAGATGTTGGCTCAACACACCAGTTTTACCGATTTCGGAGCAACTGACCTCGCCAATACCGGAGATGATGACACTACTGCAATTACGGTTTCAGCTACAAATATTGATGATTTAATTCGCGCCATAAAGCGCAAGTTATACAAAAATAATGGAGTTGAATTTGCGATTGAGAAAGGTATCTTCATTATCTGGAGACCGGAAGATTACGAACTCTTGGAGGGATATGTGCAAGCCAATGGTTTTAGCGAAGCTGATGTGGCGCTCAAAAACGGCATTCCTGTTGGAATGAAGTATATGGGCGTGGAGCATTATCTTTCAACCCAGCATACGGCAGGACATTTGTTCGCCGGTATTAAGGGAATTGGAGAATGCGGCATACTTCGCTCAACCTATGGACGAGCCAAATTCATTGAAGACCCAAATCTTCAATCAGGACTTGGTGTTGTGTCCCGAGTGGACTATGGCTGGAATTTCCCGTCATATAATCTTGAATTCGTAATGGACGTGAATGTAGCGTAGTTTTCTTTCCTTGCTTTCAATTCTTGTGAAATTGAAAGCAAGATAAAGGAAATTATGGAAAACAAATTAAAAATAACTGTGGGTATTCCAACTAACAGAGGAGTAAAAGCAAAAACAATTTTTTCCCTTTTGGAAATGGTTGTTTTTTCAAAGCATATTTTTCATTTTGTCATTGCCACAGAAGGATACACGATTGCAGAAAATAGAGCGTATATCACAACCCAAGCCCTTAAAAACAAATCCGATTATTTATTATTCTGCGATGACGATATGGTATTTCCGCCCGATACTTTGGAAAGACTTTTAGCCCATAAAAAAGATGTAATCGGGGTGGCTTCCCACTCCCGATGTCTTCCCCTTAAAACTACTGTTCAGCTTTTAGATGGGACAGTTTCCGCCGAGTTTCCGAAAGAATTATTGGAAGTCAAACAAGTCGGAACTGGCATAATGCTTATAGACATAAAAGTTTTTGAAAAGATAGACAAGCCGTATTTTAACACCAAGAGCCACGAAAACGGATTTACTTTAATGGGCGAGGATGCTTGGTTCTGTTCTCAAGCAAAACAAGCGGGATTTCATATCTATTGTGATGGTAGTTTAAAAATAGGCCATGTTGGCGACTATATATTTTAATGACAATACTTGACGTACAAACTTTGACCCGTTTTTTAACCAAAACAAACTCAGCGGTTTTTACCGACGCCCAGCTTTTGATTTTAGAAAATAAATACTACGAGGAAATTATAGGCCGGTTGATTACAGAAACAGGAGCGGGGAAATGGCCTTTCGGAGATTTTAATTATACGGCTTTTCCAACATTTCCCATCACTATGACCAATAGCGTGGCGGAATATGACCTGCGGGACTGGGGAACTTCCGATGAGGCGACTATTCTTACTATTTTAGGGGTGGAAGTTAAAGACAACGCCGGCAACTGGCACCCGCTCAAACGAGTAACATTAAGAGAAATTCACAAAGACGAAACCGGCCAAGCGGATTATTATAAAACTGACGGACTGCCTGTTGAATACGAATTAAGGGACAATATGATAGTCCTCTACCCCGCCCCCGATAATGGAGTAAGTGTAACCTTAACGGCCGGATTAAAAATCTTCTTCTTGCGAACAGCTGACAAATTCACTTCGGCCGAAGTAACGACCGGGACAAAAGAACCGGGTTTTCCTTCTCCTTGGCACGATCTGCTCTCATACGGCCCTGCGTATGATTATGCCATTACCAATGGGCTTCCTAACGCCAATCATTTTCGGGCGGAATATGACCGGCGAATGGATGAAATGCTTAAATTCATCGCCAATAGAGACCAAGCGGTTGAAAACAGGATTACCAGCCAAAAAATAAGTTACAAATAATATGAATAAAAAACAAATCATAAAAATAGACGACAATAAGTTTAGGATTATCACCTCACGAGAATCCTTAATTGAGGAAGTAAGTATTGGAGATATAGAGGGACAAATAAGATTACTACAATCAGACAAAGAATTGTTTGAGAATAATAATAAATCAATAATTGAAAAATATAATGATTTTGATGTAAAGATTGAAAACCTGCAAAACAAAATTGAAGAAGTTAAAAAAGTAAAATGATTGCCAAATACCAAATAGAATTAGACGCTAAAGATTTTATCAGGGGAATGTCTTCTTCTGATGATATTGCCGATGGTGGGTTTTCGCCGAAAACAAATCGGGTTAATTTAATCGCAAAAAAAGGAGTGTTGCACTCTCCCGCCACCATTACTGATAAAAGCGCAAACCTTGAGGGGAATATTATTGCTAGCGCTGGAGATGCTAATGTGTTGGGAAATCAAAAGTATTTTGTTACAACTACTGGAAAATTTTTCACTTGGAAATCATCAACTTTAACATTAAGGCAAACTGACGCTTCAGGGTTGTATCTTAACGGAACGACAAGCGCGGTTCAATTTCAGCTTCAGCTTTTTGCCACGACCAGCAATGATGTCGTTCTTCTTGCGGGTTCGGATTTAGACACGATTGATGCAACTTGGTGGACGGTAACCAAAGGCAAAACAGACTTGCAAATTTCACAAAGACACCCTCTTTTGGTTTTTGAGAAAAAAATGTGGATTGGCGACAAATCTAATTTACATTCTTGGGACGGAATAACCGTCAGCGAAAATGTTTTAGCCTTATCGGACGAGCAAAGTATTGTTTCTTTGGGGATTGAACCCGGAACGGGCTATATGCTCATTGGAATAACAGAAGGCACAAACTATTCCAACACTGAGCCGCAAATTGCCAAGATATTGGTTTGGGACGGTTTTTCCAGTAAACCATTGCGAAGCATTATCGTAGATGATGCCGTCAATAGTTTTTATTCAGTTGGCGGAATACTTTTTATAACTTATGGAACGAAACTGGGGTATTGGAATGGAAATGGCATATCCTTTTTAAGAACCTTTGAAAATGTTGTGAGGTGGGGCGGTTCCCTTATTTATCACAACAAAATCGCTAAGATAGACAATACTCTATATATCGCCGACGGGAAAAGAATTTTAGCTTACGGGGAAATTGTGGCGGGAAGAAAAGTTTTTTATCCCGCTTATTACGCAGGCACAGATATAGATTTGTTGGCAGATATTGGTAATGGGAAACTTGGTATTGGATATGCAACGGCTAAATTTGATACATTGGATGTGGAAAGCATAGCAACGATAACCGGAACCGACTTTTATTCTAATAAAATTAATTTTCCAAGACCGGTTATAATTCGCTCTGCTTTCGTTGAGTATGCAAGCAGTGTAGCGGACGGATCAACGCCTATTCGTCTTTATATTTACGATGAAAAACAAAACAGCACAGAGTTTTCTTCTTTTGAAAATACGACAGGTTCGGCGGAGTATTCCCGAGAGTCTTTGAATTTAGATGTAAAAGTCCGAACTATGCAAATTTACGCATTGCTTCAAAATGTCAATCCGGGCATAAGGAGAATTGTTATAAGTTATGATGTAGCCGAATAATATATTTTTAAATATTAAATTTATGAATGAAGAAATCAAAAATTATATAGAGCAAAAAATACGGGAACACTATCACAGCGGAAATGACAGCCAATTATTGAAATTGGAAAATATCTTTGGAATGATTAGGACAGTAGATGCCGTTCCAACGCATACTCCCAGAAATTTATTTGAACAGATTATAATTTATACCAGCGGTGCAACTTTAAGATTTTACTGGTATGATGTTACTAATAACTTATGGCATTATGTAACCGCAACAGCATAAAAATATGGCACTTATATTAAATCCAAAATTCAATCCCAACGACCCGAGTTCTCAAAAGTTTATTTTTGGCGAGCCGACAGTCATCAACTCGCAAACTGGACAATTAAATACCAGTATGTCCCCTGTCTCGGGAGAAGAATTAAAGCCTTCTCCCAATTTAAATATCACCAATCCGCCGCCAATTCCTGAACCTGATATAAAAAACATTCCAGTAACCACTCCAATCGTTTCTCCTGCTCCTACAACAACAGGAAGCGACTTTAATAAAAAACTGGAAGACTTAACAAGTAAGTTATTAGGTAAACCAGTTGCCGAAGCAAAAGCCATAACCGAAAAAACGGCAGGTTTTGAACAATCTCTCAATGAATTAAACACCCAAATAAAAATGCACCAAGCCAATGCTTTGGCGAGGCAAGAAGAAGCGTTAAAAAGCGGAGAAACATTAAGGTTTGCTTCTGGCACCGCCCAAAATGTCGCCCGCACTGATGCCATAGAAGCAATGAAATTATCCGCTTTGGCGCAGGGTATGCAGGGAAATATTATATTAGCCGAAAACCAAGCCAAAAATGCCGTAGAAACAGAATTTGCCAA